CAGACGTTCCCGGCGTCAGCGGGGCCAGCTGGCCAAACACAGCCCTGCATGCATCATACCCCTTGCCGGGGACACTGTAGCAAAACATCCGGGTGCCGGACACCTTGCCGTTAAAGGCGTTGGTGTGGACGCAGTTGTGGATGTCCGCGCCCCAGGCATCGGACTCGGCGCAGCGCTGGGCCATGGTGGTGCCGAAGGCCGCCAGCTTCACCTCCACGCCGCTGCGGCGCAGGGCGGCAGCCTCCGCCTCGGCGATCCTCTGGCACTGGGCGTGCTCGTTGGTATTGCCCCAGGCATAGCGGTTTTCCGTCTGGTCGCTGGGGCTGATGTACACTCGCTTACTCATTGTTGTTGTCCTCCTCTCCCGGCAGCTTGTTCGCCGCCGTGTCCTCGGTGTGTACTTTCAACTTTTTCAGCAGCGCCTGGAGGAAACCAGGCACCGGTGCACCAATGGCAGACACATTCTCCAGGATGGACAGCAGCTCGTTGATCACCAGCCAGATAATGACAATGCTGGCAAACAGGAACTCCACCGGCCAGTCCCAGCCCAGGGCGTCGGCTCCGTAGCGCAGCAGCCAGTCTACCACAGCAGCTACAGCAACGATTACCAAGTAGCCCACTTTTTTCAGGATGCCCCGCAGGCCCACCCGGGAGGACAGCTCCCCGGCGTTCCATGCCTTGGTCATGCCCGTGGCGTAGTCCAGCAGCATCACCACCACCAGCACCAGCACCGGCACCAGCAGCTGCACCCCGTAGGCACACAGCGCCCCCAGGGCGGCCGCCAACACAGCCTTGATCGCGTTTTCTTTCATGTAAAAACTCCTTTCGTTTTGTGATTTTTACTGTATTTTGTTCCGCATGTTTGGCTATTTTGCCAATTGATTTGTACGCACAAAAGGCGTACAATATAGTCAAGCTAAAAGAAATGGGCAGGCCACAAGGCCAGAAAGGATAACAGTATGAAGTATCTGAACAGCCACAAGGATGAATTGTTTGACGGGAGGAAAGTAACCTATCGCGGAAAGGTGTATTGGGCGAATATGGTGACAATGGAAATCTACTGCCACAGCGTAGACGAGGAAATCCTTGGCAGCATCAGCGGTTACAAGGTCGCCGATATCATCCCCGGCACATGGGAAATCAAGCAAATCTGAAATCGCCCACCACCCCGGAGGAAATGAGAGCAGAAAGGAGAATGGCATGTCCAAATCAGAGCGCCTATACATCCGGCTCACGCCGGAGTTAAAAGAGAAGATCCAGGCCGCCGCCGAAGCGGAGGGCCGTAGCATCTCAAACTACATTGAGCACCTGATAACGCAGGCGCCCAAGCGGGAGGGCTAATCGCCCTCCTTTTTTTGCACCTTATAAGATTTCCTCGTTTTTGGTTACCACAACGCCGTCGCCCGTGCCCTGAGCAGAGAACACGATATAGCCAATGTAGGCATAGTTTGTATAGCTGGCATCGAGCACTATCTTGTAGTATTTGTCTCCCAGCTTTGTCACCGTGGCCATACCGGACAGCTTTGCGTACTCCTTGCAGAAATAACAGCCGCCCGTAGCGCCCGAAAAAGCACCTAAACGCGCATGCCCGCTGCCTTCGAGTGTTGCGCCCTTGATATAGATGACATCAGACGGCTGCAATGCGATAGCACCAGTGCACCAGTAGGCCGCATCTGTGCCATAGTACGGCTTTGCAGAGGACGCATACGCGCCATTGCGGTAGCCTTTACCGTCCCATATGCCACTCTTAGTGTCTGGGTCTACGGCTGTCGGCAGCACGTTGGTATAGCTCGGCACATACACCGCCGCCGTGATGGTAATCTCAATATTACCGCTGACGTCCGGTATGTTGATGATGCCATCTGCATAGTACAGCGCCGTCACATCCGTGCCGCCCATCTTAACCATGACGGTCGCACCATTGAGCACATAACCGTTGCTGGCAGTAATGGTCGCATAGTAGGCATCGCCTTCGGTTACGGTCGTTGCGGCATTGCTGTTTTTGCAGCCCGTGAGGGTATTGGTCACGGTGTACTCCTGCGGCGGCACAACGACTTCTCCGGCGTCCCCAGAAATCATGGCCGCGCGAAAAGCGTTGATCTCCGAAGATGTAATCCCATTGGCGACCGCCCACGCCACCACCTTCTCATTGTCATTCTCCCCGGTGTAGGTGTCCCGGAAGTATTTGATGAGCGGGTACCACCCGTTGCCGTTGGTGACGTTGTAGTTGGTGCTTCTGAACCGTTTACCATCCGCCTCGTCAGAAAATGCCGTCAACTCGTATTCTTTATCCTTGTCACTCTGAGATACGCCCAGTAATGAAAGCAGAAGATAGGCGATTGTTCCTGTCCTATCCGCGCCGCTCATGCAGTGGAAATAGCACGGTTTGTTTGCGGCCACACAAGTCATCACCTTTTTCAGAACCGCTATCGTCCGAGCTGAGGCTGCACTGGTGCTGACTGCGTTGGCATAGAAGTCCAACGGCTGGTGATAATATTCCACGCTGCCGCCAAGCGGAGATACAGTAATTCCACCAGTTTCGCCGTTGTTGCGCAGGTCAATATCCGTTGCAACACCGAGCCAGTCTACAATCGTTGCCTTGTCGGCGGCGGAAATATTGCCAAAGTGGCCGCCCCTGAATATCTTTCCGTATTTCACGCGGCCACCGGTACAAGCCCAGCCGCCAAGATCGCGGACGTTCCACACGCTGGGCGTGTAGATCATACGCACACCGCCCTCGGGCACAATCTTGTAGGTTTTTCCGCCAAAGGAGAATGTGCCGGCTTTCAGCGGCTCTACGTTGTAGATCACACCAGCTCCAGAAACCGCGTCGCTTCTGGTCTTACCGCCCTGTGCAACCGTGAGTGTGGTGTTGGCCGGAACTTTGATCTTCAACCCATCCGGTTCTTCCTTGCTGTAGGCCGTCGTAGCCGAGTAATACGGCGTGACCTTCGTAACGGAGTAATCGTTGGCGTTTTCGGTGTAATCCACATCGGTCAGAAATCCCGCCGCCGAGAGGTTCATCTGGCGGTACTGGACAGTGTTTTCCAAGCTATCGTCCACAATGGGGCTACCGAAAATAGCCGCGATAGCCGCTGCCATCTCCCCGATTTTGTATGTGGTCGCCTCGCCGTTCTTTGCCCGGATGGCGTTTGCAATCGCCTGTACGGAGGCTTCTTCATATAGCTTCTTCGCCATCAGTATTCCACCTCCGTGCCATCCGCTATCTCCACGGTCTGGGCGCTGCTGCCATCATAAGTCACGGTAGTGCTGCCAATCTTAACCGTCAGAGCGTTGGGATTGGGCAGAGCGGCGGGGATATCATCCTTAGATGCCAGCTGCGTATCGGATGCCTGCACAGTACCATTGACGATGGCGATAGTCAGAGATTGCGCCGGGAAATCCATTTCGGTCAGCGCACCGGAGCCGGAGAATATCCATGTGTTTGCACTGGGCATTGGGACGAATAGTGGCAGCGTTGCGGTGTATGGTCCCATCGCGCACCGGCATTCCAGCACCTTCCCCGCCTCATACGCCGCCTTGATGTCAGTCATGGCCACCGGGCAGGTGTAGTCGGGGTAATCGCCCGCAAGGTCAATATAATAAGCGGGGTGAGTGCCGTCATCACCAGCGCTTTGCAGCGCGATAATTGCATCTTGTATCTCATTTAAGTTTTCCGCAGTTATAACCGTTTTCCCGTTTACATAATTTGTCTTTTTTAGCGCCATCTGTAACCCCCCTTTATGCCGTCCTGCGCCATGTGTACACGGCCAGGTACGGCGGCATATTGTTGTGGGCCTGGCCGCCGCAGTTGGACGTGGCCTTGCCCGTGTAAGCGTTGTACTGGGTACTCGCAGCATTATACAGGCGGATGGCGTTGACGCCCTCCGTAATGCTCTGGCCCGTGTAATCGTAGCCGTGGGTGTGGTTTGCCATCTCCGCCGCCGTCAGGATGTGCTCCTCCTCGCCGCCGGTGGAGCCCGCCGCATGCGAATCGCCAGCCGCCAGCAGAAACCTGTCCTTGATCTGCTCCCAGGTGCCGCCAAACAGGTCTGCTGGGGATGTGGAGTCTGTGGACTGGTAGATGCTGCCGACGGGGTGGAGGTAGTCCAATAGAGATTTCCCCAAATACAGGATGGGCCATTTGAACTCTGCCACCTTTTCGTGTTCGGCCACGCCGCCGAAGCAAACCCCGGGCAGGGTAAAGCTCATGTTCATGGGCACCGAAACGGTGGGGATGGTGATCTCCCGCGTTACCGTGGTGCCCAGGGAATCCGTAGCTTTGACCTGTACAACACTGGTCGTGTCAGTACCAAAGGCAACCAGATACACGGTCTTTGCGCCACTGGTCTGGTCGGTCAGCGTGGACGCGCCGGTGATCTCCACAGATGCATTGTTCCCGGCCAGCTGGATGGATAGCGTAAACGTCAGTTTGATATCATCGCCCATGGCGTTATCGGTCCATGTCCCGCCGGAGTAGTCGCCACGCAAAAAGGTCAAATCCTGGATTCCAGGGCCGCTGTAGGCGTTTACGGTGATATTCTGGGTAACAGATGCCGTGCGCCCTCTGCTGTCCGTGACGGTGGCTACAACGGCCATTGTGCCGCTTTCTGTAAGGACATTCGCCCCGTCCGGGCTGGCGGCTTTTCCGCCGATGGTCAGAGACTTGGCCTTGATGGTGCTGCCATAAGACCCAGCGGCAGCAAACGTGGCTTTCAGGGTGCTCTTGCCCTGCACCCAGCCGTATGTGGGCTGATACCCGGAGATGTCGGACAGACTCACGGACAGGGTGGGTTTTACCGATGCAGGGATGGATGCCGTCAGTGTGGCCGTATTGGTGCCCACCACGGCGTCCCCGTTGTAGGTGGTGATCTCCGCCATAATGTTTACGGAGATTCCAGACGTATTCTGCGCGGCCCAATCCAATGGCGGCGTATACGGAATGGACGTGGCGCTGGATCTTGTCGCCACAGTTACCTGTGCCGCAGAGCCGCACTTGAGCTTGATGGTGTGCGTAAAAGTGCTCACGGCCCGGGTCACTACAAGTGTACCGGCAGAACCCAGCACAAGCCCGGATGCCGACACGGATGATGCCCGGGGGATATCCGGGAGATTGACCGTGCCGGAAACCGTCAGGCTGGACGGCGTGTAGGATGACGTAAACCCGCTGTGCCAGTCCGCAGAAAGTGCCACAGACCCCTTGCCCATATTGCTATGGGCCACGGTGATAGACTTGCTGCCCAACTTGTACCAGCCCCTGGAATTGTACCGGTACGGGTTATACACCTTGGTGCCTTGCAGAGTGTAATAGCAACTATTGGCGTCCAGGTTGTAGCTCTCTCCGGTGCCGTCATAGATGTACAGCGACAGGGATAGTGTGGACTTGTTGTCCGCGATGCTCTGGGATACGCTGTAATCCAGCCGCAATTGCCAGCCGGTGGCCGATACCGGCCCATAAATGCTTGCCATCAATTCACCCCCACGAAGGACACGGAACCGTTAGGCTGCACGACAATGCCCATGGGTCCCAACCGGAACTTGCTCAGTTCCACCAGCTCAAAGCTGTTGTTGTTCCAGTACGCCAGTAACGTGCCGGCCGTATCGTAGAATCCGATTTTGTCGTTGTACTCTTTCAGAACGATTTCTGATGCAGATGACCCGATACGCAGCACCGGATGGCCGTCATCGTCGATACTGGCGTCGATGAAGTCAGAAAGCGTCTGGCCGTTGACGGTGACTCTTTCTGCGGACATTTGTCCTGCGGTGATGACATTTGCGTTGATCTCGCCGTCCATGGTCAAGGCAACACCGGAAATGGTATTGCCGCCGTCCTTGGAGAATCCCAGACCGCCTGTGGACATAATCCACATCCGTGTATTGGGCGTAATGGTGGGCGTATCTCGCAGGGTCCACCCGATGGGGAAGCCCTGCTCGTCCAGAGTCAACTCGTAATACCCGCCTTTTGCCCCGATAATCTTCTGTGTGGCGTTCTGCATGGCCTTGGTAAGGCCCTCATAAGCCCGCTTAATGCGCTGTTCCGTAGGGCTTTCCATGGCGTAATCCGCGTCCTGTGGGGCGTAACTGTGCATCGTAGAGGACAGGCCGCCGTACAGGTGGATTTCCTGCTCCATAACGCACACATCCAGCCACTCGCCGGTATCGCCCTCTACTTGGATAACGTCACCCACCTCAACAGACGGGTCGCAGCGCCATTTTACGTCGCAAGGCTGGAAGGATATCTCTACCTCCGGCTGAATCAGGTCTGCAACGGCCTGGTTCATGTAAGGGTTTGTGGATGTGATGCCCAAGCCGGTGCCGGATGTAATGGGTTCATCTTCCGTTCCGGTGGTGAGACTGGATACCGTGTACAGACCGTCTGCCGTGCGGGTCAGGCCGGACATGTACTGCTGCTCCCGGCTTACCTGGAAGGTGGTCTTTGTGTACCACTTGAACACCAGATTGCCGTCTCTGTCGAAGTGCGCGGACTGTCCGCACAGTCCAGCCAGCCACCCTAGCTGCTGTCGGATGGTTCCCTCAAACACAGACTCGATTGTCATATACGAGAAAGTCACCGTTGGGGGAGTCAGGCCGCTTTGCGCACACAAGTCCGTCAGCATATCGTCTGGCGTGGCGGGAAACCCAATTTGCGGGGCGTACCGCTCCGTCAAGGATGCCATCTGGTCATAGCCGGTGATTTCCCATCCATACACCAAATTTTCCACGCCGTCTGCGGGGATATAGTATCGGCCCAGGGGGACATATTCCACCACAGACGCTGCGGTGCTTACACCAGCGATTGCCTTACCGGCCACAGCCTGACCGGCGATGGCTGTCGTGCCTGTATCACCACCAGGAACGTAGATGCCGATATACGGAACAAAGTACCCACCGGACAATTGCAACGGCCCATCCGGCTTGTAAATGCGGATTTTGCACCGCCCGGAACAGGCAGAGCCGACGGAAATGCCATCTGAAGAATCAAACGCAGGTGTTGCGGTGATCTCCTGAACGTAGTTCCCGTCAAGCTCCGTCTGCCCGTTAAAAATCACCTTGGCCTTGATCTCGCGGCCATAATCCGCAAACGCGGCGTGGAACGCGGTGGAGACATTGTACATGGCGTCACCTCTCCACGAAGTTCATGGACAGCCCGCCCCACAGCCATTTCCCATCGGTTTCGGGCCGCATGATCGGCGATGACCGGTCGCCTACGTAGCACATCATAGTGCGGTCGGTGCCGGTCATCGCGTCGGGGTATGTAAGGCTGAAAAACACATCGTCCACGGCTTGCAAAAGCTTGGCCATTTCAGCAGAGACGAGTGGCCGCCAGGAGCATTCCAGCTTGCGCTTCACGGCCACGCGGTCGCGGAACATATCGCCGTTCTGGTTTCTGCCGGTCCCATCTGCGTCTAGGTCGGAAATGTTCCATTTCAGTTCATCCGGGGCCGGGAGAGATACCACCGCCCCGGATTTCTTTGTTACCTTAAGTACTTCCATGCGTCACCTCACGTCAGCAGCGGGCTTTTGCCGTTCATGCGCACCTGGGAGTTGTTTTCCCGCACCATCTGCCTGAACATCTCCTTGCCGTCCATTTGGACAATGATGGTAATGGGCCGGTCGCTGCCTTGCCCTAGCACCTCCGCAACGGCCTGTTTGATGGTGTCCAGGGGGGCCTCAATGTTGGTGCCGTGCTTCTGGTCACCCAGTACGGCCATAAACTCGCGGTTAGGCGGGATGACCGCACCCTGGGCCAGTTTGGGGATTTGAAGTTCGTTGATTTTCGGGATGTTGACGCCAATATGCTTGCCACCAAGCCCCGGCACCCAGCCTGGGACTGTGAAGCTGATTTTATTCGCCTTGTCGATCAGCCAGTTCAATGCACGGATAATTGCATTGATGGCTGATGCCCACGTCCCCTTGATGGCTGTTGATATGCCGTCAAAGATATCTTTGATACCCTCCCACGCTTTGTCCCAGTCGCTCGTAAACGCACCGGAGAGGAATTTAACGATTCCCGTGAATATCTTCTTAGTGGCTTTTATGGCGTTGCCGATAAAATCCTTGATGAAAGTGAATGCTCCCGTGACCGAGCTTTTGATGAACTCGATGATCCCATGGAGCTTCCCGCCAGTCTTCTCATCCAGCCAATCCAAGAACGACAGGAACATGTTTTTGAGCGCATCCACAATGGAAAACAGAACGTTTTGCAAGCCCTTGAAGATTTTTTCGATGCCGCCTATGGCACGGTCAATGTCCCCGGCGAAAATACCCGCGAAGAAGTCCACAAACCCATCCAGCATGGCTTTGATTCCGTCGACGAACTGCTCTGTATCGCCGTAGGCGTTCACAACAGCCACAAGCAGGGAGGCGATGGCGGCAATCAGGAGCGGAATCCAGGACCCTGTGAGCACAGCAATTCCCAAGCCACCAATCATCAGACCGGCGACGCTCATCAGCGTGTTTTCCAGGTTCATGCCGCCCTCCATCATGTCGTGAAATGCAGTGACCAGCAGGGCCGCCCCGGATACTACCAGTCCAATGCCAGCGCCCACCTTGCCAAACGCAAGAGCGAGGCCTCCGGCAAGTGCCGCTGCGCCCGCAAGAGATCCGAGTAAGTTTTTCCAGTTAACGCCGTTGTTCCATGCGTCAGACAGGCTTTCCCACAAAATGATTAAACCGCCAACAGCAATGAGAATGCCGCCGAGTTTTGTTAAAATCTGTCCCAACGTTCCGGGGAGAGAGCTGCCGAGTTTCCACAGGGCCAACCCTGCGGCAATTAGCATGACCGCATCAGCAATTTTCTTGAGCTTGTCGCTGATCTCGTCCATGTAGCTAAAGTCAGGCGTGATCTCGTCAGCGGATGCACCACCGCCCGCGTTATCCGCGGTATCGGTGGAAATCTGGTTGATCTCATCAAACGCTGCAAGCTGACTCGCCGCTTTCTTCGCGGCTCTGCCCGTTCCCTTTAATGCGCTGGTCTCTTTGTTCAGTGCCTTTGCCGAGTTAGCAGTTGCCTTGATACTCTTGCCGGAGATAAGCGCCACAAGGCGCGTGATCTGCAAGACTACTGCCGTAATTACTTTTACAAGCAGTGTAAAGGCGGGGACAATTACGCTTACAAGAGGCTGTGCCAGTGTCAAAAGCGCTCCTTTAAGCTGCGCAATGGATTCTCTTGCATCGGAGTTTACCATTACGACATTTTTTGCCCAGTCGCGCACTTTTGTTAATGCTTGGGTAATAACCGTAAAAACAAGGGCACTGCGGACAACAGATTTTACGCGCTGTCCAAACACTTTCATGGAATCTGCCGCCGCTTCGGTTGCGTTGCGCAGTCCAGCACCTTTGGATCGGCCATCAATTTGTCGTGATAATTCAACTGCCTGCGTTTTCGCGTCGGAAATCTTATCGCCGGTTTTGTTGAGCTTTTCGTTGAGCTTGTCAATGCTATTTGCAGTTTTGTTGAATTCGCTTTGCAGCATTCGCACGCGCTCGGCCTGCTCGGACACGTCGATTTTCTCATACGTGCCTTTTGGCGCTGTGCGCATATCGGCAAGCACCTGTTTTGCCGCATCCAGCTCTGCGCCGATGTTGCGCAGCCGGTCTTCCATCGGCGTTTTTTTGGCGCCGAGCCGGTTAAATTCCTTTTGCAGGGATTCGATGTTGCTTTTTACTTTGTTCAGCTCCTGATGGAGTTTTTTATCGCTAATAGTCGCTTCAAATACGACTTCACCGTCAGCCAAAAAATCACCTCCGTATTATGGGCTTTCGTTGGCGTTTTTGCCTAACCACACATTGATGGTATTGGTCTCTTCCTCGGTCAGCGTCCGCTTTAAGTCAATAATGCGCCGATTTTCGCGGTAAAACTCACGGTCGGCTTTGTCAAGTGTTTTCCCTTTGGCCTTTAGACTTCGGATGCGGACGATATTCGCAAACAGACAATCTCCCAGCTCGTAGTACGCCGAAACGAAAGACCACCAGTGGAAATAGGACATTGCCCGCACTTCCCGCCCAACAACACGATTGATGGGGGAAACGATGTATTGAAAATCCTGCTCCCAGTCCATCAATTTAGGTCGCTTGCGATTATCGCCCTCGTCACCGCAGTCGAGAAACCATGTCATCTGCTTCATGGCTTCTGGAATGTGATCATCTGGCATTTTTAAGAAGTCCGGATAAAAGATATCCAGAGCCGCAAGCGCTTTCTGCTCGTTGGTCAGATCGGCCGCAGCAAATACCGCCAGCACGTCCAGTGCCGCGCGATAGTCCGAGCGAATTTCATAGTCAACGCCGCAGACGTTCAGCGACGTTGGAAGATCGTACATCATTTACGGTATTTCTGCGTATACTTGCGGATTTTCTCATCGGCAAGCGCCTGTTCGCGCTTTACTGCCTCGTCAAACTGTTCGATAATGGCGGTCATAAAGTTCTGCCAAACCGGCGCACCGTTGGCCGCGGAATAGGCGTTGACGCTGCCAAAAAGCGTATCGGCAATGTCCTGCCCGAACAGGTCATTGATGATGCTGCGCATTTCCTTGTCAAGAGAATCAACCATGTCGAAAAGCTCATCATTGGGGATATCCTTTTCAAGCGTCTTTGCACGGGTCTCCTGCTTCTTGCGCAGATCATCAAACGTTTTGTATGCTTTCTTTGCGAAGTTGACATCCGCAGGGTTAAAGTACACCGTTACAATGCCGTTTACGCCGCGAATGGTATATTCCTTTACACCGGAATCAAAAGTGAGTTCCATATATTCCTCCAAAATGAGGGCTGACAGACGCCAGCCCTCTATTTGTTATTCGCCCTCGGTAAAAGTGACCGTATTGCCAGAGATAGCGGCGGTGCCGACCGTGCGCGTGCCGCCAAGCGTCACGTCGATAGGCATACCGACAAAGCCGCCGCCCTCGCCGCCGAGGGAGGAAGGCTTAACCATGCAGGACGAATAACGCTCCGCAAATACTGCAGTCTTTGCCGTGCCTGCATAAGCATGGACAATCAACACGTCCTGATTCGCCAGCGCCGCCGCGTTCTGCTCCTTGACAGCGAGATTCCAAACCTTGACGATGGCAGGGTCGCCAGCGTCCAAATCTGACGGGTCAAAAGTCTGCGTGATGATGGGTTTCTTCATGGTCGTGCGCGTCGTGCCAAGAATATCTTTCGAGGAATCCTCCTGCCAATCATATTCCATGCTGGAATCCGTGACGCGCGTACCGAGGGGAGACCACGTAGGGGTTCCAGTTTCTCCCGTGTTGAGATACGCAATCAGAAGTTCGCGGTCTACGGTCTGCCCCGCCGTGGTGTTAAAGGTCATATCAGCCATTTTTAATCACCTCGTAGTTCATTTTCATAAGGATTTGATGATCCTCGTCACCGTTTTCATACACGGAAAAAAGAGAGGATCGCGTTGTAGGCTCAATACGGATGACGCGGCGACCGTCGCCAATGTCAGGCGGCGTTTCGCTTGTTGCCCAATCGCCCAAGGCGTTAAGCAGCTCGTCAGCTTTGAGCCGTTTGTCGTTGCTATTCCCCGGTTTCATGCGGTAGATAACCTTGAATTGGTATTCCGCCTGATACCCGCCGAGGATGTATTTCTGTACGATGTACGCCGCCTGAATCGTGGACAGTGCCATCGCCGGAGTATCGGCGGGGAGAAATTCGAATCGAATCAAATCAACCGGCTTATTGGGAAACGTGTTCAGCCACGCAAGCAGCTTTCGGGAAACTTGATCTTCTTCCGCTGCCGATACCGTCTTTTTAATCTGTTCCGTACTTCCTCACCGCCTTTTCTGCTACGCGCGCCCACTTGCCAAGGTTCTGTGCTTTCGATGCTTCGCACCAATGGGCTTGTGCCTGTGGGTGCGCCGTGTGGTTGAAAACTAAATTACGGTCAGTCACGACCTTTGTTCCGCCTTTCGGCGCGTATGTGCTGCCGGTATTTGGGTCAACCATGACTTTCCCGTAATACAAGAATCTTGCGTAAGGGCCGGGGTAGATGATGTCGTTGCCAACTACCCTTGTACGCTGCGTTAACGAGCCTGTGAGCATCGGCACAAAGGGCTGAGTGTCTTTCTCCATCTGCTCGGCTAAAACGTGCTCAGCGCGCGTACAAGCCTTTGCAATGGCAGCCCTTACAACGTCCATTCCATCGGTATGCACGGAAAACTTGATGCCCATTACGCACCTCCGACTTCCCAGTGCTGCATATCGGGGCTACCGTAGTCCATAGCGTCAACCTTGGTCACGTTGTAGCAATCGTCATGGCTTAATACGACGGTCATGTCGTCCGAAACGAATTCGCCTTTCACAAAGCACGTCATGCCCCCGTTCCCTTTGTATGAGAGCGTCCACAGGTCGGATTTGTCCGTCGCTTTGAAAAACGATTGCGGGCCGATGTAAGTTTTCGGCTTTCCTGTCACCCCGTCCACTGCTTCCTCGGCGAACGGGATATACAGATTCACAGCGTCCGCACTTTCAAGGCCACTTTCGCGCACGTTCACGCCCTTCGACGCTTGCAGCATCACACCACGCAGGATTGTGGTATAGACCTTTTCGACCTCATCAAGAGTTGCCGGGTCGGTCTCCTGCACGATATTGTAAATCGTTACAGTGTGGGGAGCATACATCTACAACCACCTCCGCGATACAGCAGCCCGGTATGGGCAAGGTATTCCATGCACGTTTCCGCAAGCAGTTTCTTTACCCCGTCCGTCGTATTGAGTGCAGACAGGGCGGATTCCCCGCCCGTTGCAAGTGTTCTGGAATAGCTGCCCACTGTTTCGCTTTTGACTTCCGCGTCATTTTCTGCGGCGTTTGCAAGGTTTTTCACGGCAAGCGCCTGCGCCGCTTCGATGACCGCATACTTGTCAACCAGCGCACAGCAGCACATCTTTACCGCATCCAGATCACCGTTGTCTTGTGCCCTGTTGCGCGTGTAATAGTCGAGGAAGGAGCTGGCGCGGACAACAAGACGCGGGAAGTCATTTTCGCTCACAGCGCCCATATAAGTGCCGAAATAGTATTCAAAGTTTGCGTAAGTCATACGGGTCAGCTCCTTTCAAATCAGGCAGAAACGGTAACAGTGGCAGTGCCGGTCTTGGTCCCGTCCTGCTTGGACTTTGCGGTAACGGTGATGCTGCTCTTGGTTTCGGTAGCGGAAACGGTCAGAACGCCCTCATCGCTGATATTGCTCTTCGTACCGTCCTGGGACCATTCGACCTCACCGTTGATAATGCCCTCGCCGTCAACCTTGGCCGTAAACAGCTTGCTCTCACCCTTCTTTACGGTAGCAGTAGCAGGGGTCACGGCGACGGTGGAAATAGCGCCGCCCTTGCCATAAACGGAGAAGGGGAAGGGATTGGCCTTGTCCACGTTGTAGGCGTTGACGGGGTTGGCAATCTCCCAGCCCAGACGCATGACGGCGCGGAGAGCAACCATGTCGTTCTGCATGAGGTTGTAGGTAATGGCCTTGGTGCTGTGGTCCTGAATGACGCCCTCGGTGAAGATCTTGAAGGTCATGTCCTGACGGATGGCGTAGACGAGCTGGCTCCAGTCACCGACAATCATCTGCGCCTGTGCAGGATCGAACGCGCCGTTCATGGGGAAGTACATATCCATGCCGTCCAGGCCGTAGCGGGTAGCGCCCTGCATATCGGACTTGAAGATGGGCTGACCGGTGGTGTCCTTCAGTCCGCGCAGCTTACCGCGCATCTGGATAGCGGACATCACGCCGTTGGGGTTGAAGCCGTCCAGCTCAACCTTGGAGATCAGGCCATTCTCGCCCATGATGTCGTCAAACACGCTGGTGCCGACGGGAACACCGTTACCGGCAGCGATAGCAGCGGGAACAACGCCAGTGCGCCAAGTGGTGGGCTTGTTGGTGCCGAACAGGATAGCCGCATCGATGACCTTGCCGAAAGCCTCGGTCAGGCGCGGCTTAACTTCGCCCCAGATGTCATAATCTGCATCGTCGAGTGCCGCCTCAGGAATGGGTACAATGACCGCGATTTCCTCGGCATACAGTTTCTTCTTGTCCCACGCCATCTTGGTGGTCTGCTTGAATGCCTCGCCTGCGCCGCCGTCAGTGGCTTCGCCATTGACGAAGTATGCAGAAGGAAGTGCGTCAAGCACGTTGATGGTCTGCGTCTTGCTGGACATATTCGCCAGTCTGCGGCCCATACGAAGAACAGCAGATTCGGCGATAGCGCCCTGCATGATCTCACGGGTTACGGGTTCCGGAATAAGGCCGGAAAGTGCGGAACGATCAATAGTTGGCATGTTGTAATCTCCTTTTCGTTACTTGAGTGCGCCGCGAATCAGACTGTTCATCACGGCATTATTTGCGTTCGGTGTGTTCGGTTTGTCGCCGCCGCCCGCAGGAGCCGTCCAGTCAAACTTGACTTTCTGACGATTTTCTGTGAGCTTATCAACGGCCTGCTCAAAAGTGGTCTTGTCGTCCACCATCCTGAGAGCCTTAAACGCGATAAACTCTGCATCATCGCCAGTCAGGCCTTTGGAAAGCACGTACTTGTCACGCTTGACCTGTTCAAGCTCAGACTGTGCAGCGGATAAAGCGCTCTTGCTGTCTGCAAGCTCCTTATCGCGTTTTGCCTGTAGCTCCTGTTCGGTCTGCTGGCCGTCTTTCCATGTCCGATACGCGGTGATTTCTTCATCGCTGGGGTACTTCTTCCGTTCTCTGTCAAGCCTCGACTGAATCATCTTGTCAACGTCAGCCTGAGTGAACGTCTTTTCCTGCTCTTGCGCAGTCGTTCCCGTGCTCTGCACGTTGGTTTCTTCTGCCATAAAAATCTCCTTGTTTAACGACCTGTCGGTCAGTGTTGATAAAACAAAAGAGCCGAACAGCACGCAAAAATCGTACTGTTCGGCTCCTATTGCCCTTTCCCGCGCCCAATTACGCGGAAGTGCTGTATTTGATTGTTTTCTTAACTTCTAACACGATGTACCCATCGCCCTTGCGGCGTATCTCTGCATCGTTGCCGCGCTTGAGGATGGCTTGCACGGTCTTGATTGCTTCGTCAAAGTTCAATACAGCACCTTCATTCTCTCCCGCTGCTCCGGCAGCCCTGCCGCCGCGCTGAACGCCTTGTATTTCGCGTTTAACCGCCGCAGCCGTATGTTTACCGCCCGTTCCTCTTCGTGCAGTCCTGCGGCCTTGTAAGCGGCTTTCTCGCGCTTGAGCTTGCGTATGGTGCGCTCCACCTTGCGCTGCTCCTGCGTGGCCTCGTATGCCGTATAGGTCTTGCCCTCAAACGTGCAGCCTAGACCATCGTCGATATGCTCAAGCTGTTCGTCAGTGTATGTGCGTTCACTTACGCCCTCAACCCAAACGTTGCGGCGGTGGCGGCAGTTGGCTCCTTCCAGCCCATCCACGGCCCCCAGACCACACACCTCGTAGATGCTCGGGTAAATGTCATTTGCGCGAATACTGTAAACCTTGCCTTGCCAGTCCTTATGGCTTGACCACGGTGACGGCCCCGGCTTATCTCTCGCGCCAGCATGGGCGGAAACCTCGAAATAGGGTGTATCAAGATATTCTGCCGATTGCTCTGTGTACTTGGCGCAAATTTGATTTACGCCAGTCATCACGGCTCTGCGCGCCGCCACATCAATCTGCTCTCGATGCCCGCTCTCATAGTCAACTATCTTCAATCCGCTATCTGCAAGCTGCTTTACAACGTTTGCAATCGCTTGATTATAGCTGATCGCGCCGCTCTGAATCTGCATTTCTGCGTTGTCCAAAACCCACTGATATGCACGTGCAGGCTTTAGCATTGTGTTCCCCACAAGAAAGCCCATAGAAGCCGTTAAATTACGAAATGCATTGTGCGTCTGCTGCTTAATTGCGTCCACTGTCGCAGAATCTACAAGCGTTTCCGGCTGCGTAATATGTGCAAGGTCGATGACCTCGGTGTAATACTTCTGATTGCGCTTCACAACGTCATTAAGCAAACTATTTAGCTTTTGTTTGCTAATCCCCGTTGTTTTGCTAATAGCGTCTTCGATGCTTTTTAGATTAACGCCATGCCCACGCAGTGCTTGGATATCTTGCACCGTAACTTCGTTAAGCTGCTCCGCGATTTTCAATCGGCTGCAAATCTCGTCAAGCAACGTGTTTTCGAGCGCCCGGAACAGTTCTGCCAGTTCTTCCGGCAGCACATCAAGGATATCCGGCTGAAACGGATATTTCATTCTTTTACCCATGACCCGTTTCTAAATTTATATCCGCGCTTTTTCAGTTCATCTTTTACTTGGTAAGTTTGCCCGGAAAATGAGGTGATTTTTTCGAAATTGATATTATGCGGAGAGCTGTTTACAAAGCCATGATCAAGCGTGTACGTGACATAATTGGTTTTGTTAGTCTTGGCAGTTTTATTGTAACTATCCGCTTGTGCATAAACCAACTCAACAGCGCCATGTCCTTTGTCAACCGCTTGCAATACCGTATCATCATATCTGCCACGCATAAAGCCGCGCCCCTCAATATAGCGCGTTTCCACTTTTAGAGGGGCTTCCTTGCCAAAAACAGAGCTTTTTTGATTTCTTTTTACTGCCGTCCCAAGTCCGCTTCCACCGCGTCCGCCCATTTTGCTTTCCTCCTGTCTACAATATCGTCGTAATGCGGCTTTACCCGTATCACGTTCCAGTCGCATTCTTCCGGCACTCTGCCGTAGAAGATCACCCATTTCGGGGATAGCCGTTTCATCATTTCCTCGTAGCCGCGCAGAAACAGCCGCTTGCTTTCCTTGTTCTTCTGTGTTCCTACCGAACTAACCGCCACAACCCCGCCGGCAGGCTCGCCATCAAAGCACCAATCGTAACTGCTCTCATCGCTCCATGAGATTGAGGGATAGACTGTCATGCCATGCATTTGCCAATATGCCGCCAACCAGTGCTTGCGATAGTGGTTGTATATCTGCATCGCAAGCGGCATATCCGTGTATGTGGAGAAGTCCGGCGCGCACACCGCCGCAAACTGCGACAGTTTCGGAATGTATTTGTCCGGCGTGTTCCAATATCGAATGAACTGGTAATCGTCCACGAAGAAATGCACAATCTTGCTTTTCGTGTCTTTCGCTGTGTAATGGTAATTCACGGGGACAAACTCACCTTGTGGGTATGCCTTGACCGGCTCGATCTGCGGAATATCGTACTTGCCCACGCCGAGGAATGTGAACTTGTCAAGATTTTCAAAGTTAATCATAAATCCCCCAGCAAACAAAAATGCCGCAAGATACATTTCTGTACCTTACGGCATAGCAAGCGCCCGGATTCTAACCGGAGTTCCCGCAGTCACGGTGTAATCACCCTATACGACTACTTGCTATGCCTATTATACCAAGCCTTTTTTACGAATGCAACCAGCTTCTTTTCATCCGCAGTCAAGCCCCTTGTGCCGCCCTCATCGTGATAATACCCGATATGCGTGTGCTCTCCCTTGAATTGTTCATGGCTATGTAAGAGATTGATTGTTTTTACGCGCTTTCCATCTGCACCGTAATAGCTGATTGCATTTATTTTGCCCTCATCGTTTATCGTTGCGTAAATGCGTCCTTTGGTCATAGTTTCCAATGGGTCTTTTGCGTTCAATGCCGCATTTTGCTTTACAAACTTTACGTTCCCAGCTTTTAGAAGCGTCCTAAACTCGCTCCCGTATGGTTTGCCGCTTACGCTAATGCCGCTGCTTGCGCCGCGTCCACCCATTACTTGCGTTTTCTCCTTTTCTTTTCCATGCCTCGCCCGAAATACGAATCTACATTTTCATTCAACCTGCGTTGCGCCCTTTCGTATGTCGATGATGTGATTTCCCGCTGCCCACGATTTGGGTTATAATGTTCCCGGAAATATCTTTTTGCGTACTCTTCCGCAGATTCCGTTTTCTTCTCTGCCGTTTTAACTTTCCCATGTAACTCTCTGACCATTTTTTCAGCCAGAAAATTTACTTGTTTTGTCGTAATTTCGTAATCCCGCATAAACGCTTCTTTTCCGATTGCGTCTTTAACGCTTTCCATAAATGTCGGAGAATTAAGCAATTTTTCTGGTGTCTTGGTGTATTGCTTTGTGGATTGCCACCAGTCACTTGATTCAACATTGCGGCGAATTCTCCCGATTGCCGTTCCGCCTGCTCCACCTCTACCGCCCATCACTCTACCTCCTGTTGTCCTTCGGTTGTAATGTCCTGCATCTTCGGCAGCGCCGCCTTTGCGGTCACTTCGTCTTCATTCATCCACTTCATGCGGAACTCCCAATCGTTCATAATGCCCGCCTGCAAGAGCTGCATATCACGGGTGAAATCAGTCTGCTTGTCCTCAATGATGCTGTCATCAAAGTCAATGGAGATTTTCACTTCTTCATTCAGCCCAGCGTTCATAGCCGTGTTGCCCAGTCGAAGCAGAATGCGGCACAGCTCCACGAGAGCCTGCTCGAGCACAATCTCATGCTTTTTGATCGTGCGGAACATAGTAGAGTTTTCGCTGATTACCTGTGTCGCCGTCGCGACGCTGCCGCCGTCAAAACGGTAATAGGTCTCGCCGAAGCCGCACTTACTGGACAGTACGTTCAATTGGTCTTGAAGTCCTACATTCAGCTGCTCGGTTCTCAGCGTCGGAGAAATTGTCTCTACGACGTTTCCTTGCTGCGTATCCTCTGGAAGCAGATAGAAACGCCGGTCGTTGTTGTCAAGCGTCGGTTCGTCGTCTTCCCACCTTGTGGCGGGCATTTTGACCATCATCATCATGGGGCCGTTCTCGAACTCGTTGACGTAGCAGTCATAGGCACAGTCAACGCCGCGCAGAACGTCGATTGCATTTGCATACACAGGGATACCAACCGGAAGCAGGTAGTCAAGATTGTTTGCGATGTTCGGTCTGTCGATGACGAACTGCCTCTTGTCGCTTCCCGTATGTACCACAGGTGGGATTCGCTCAAAGCCCGGAACATCGGTGAGCAGCGCGTCGGTAAGCGCCTCGTTTTCGTATCGGTAAATGCTGTTCTCGATGACGTAAAGTCCTCTTTCGTCCTTCCGATGGATCTGTAAGTACAGGTAATTCTTCCCCGCTCGCGTGACTACGCTGTCGAACGCGCATTCTGTGATAAATCCATTCTGCCAAGCCAGCGGAAAGATGTGCTCAATCGTCACATAGTCCAGCTCGACGCCGGAAACATCCCCCGGCACGATCTCACCGCTTTCGTTGACGGCCTGCCCAACCACACGCGGAATGTACGCCACGGTTCCGAGCGCTGATTTCATTTCCTGCATTTCGTTTGCCTTGACCGTGAAGTTGTTCGCCGTCAGAACCCTGTCAATAAACTCCTGCTCCTTCTGGCCTTCAAGCGTGATCTGAACCTTCTCGTTCATCAAGAGGTTTGCCCAGTCCTCACAAACCTTTTTCGCCATACCGAGGCTTGCACGGTTGCACTTTGTCCACTTATGCCCGTTATATCGCCGGTATTGATGGAAGCCCTTGACTTTGCCGACGTACCACGACTTCCAAAGGGACACGTATGTATAGAATTCCTCTGGGATCGTCGTATACCCGAGTTCCTTTAATTTATCGATAACCGTCATGCAATAACTCCCATTCTGCGGCTGACAGGCTCTAACGCATACCGAGACGCGTCAATCAGGTGGTTGTTCGCGTCAGGGTAGCCGCTAATAATGTCGCCGTCTTTGTTACGTTCGTATTCGTATCCAACAAATTCATCGTAAGCGTGCGGTGTGCGTCGCCTATCAATGACGATTGTTCTTCTCTGCAAAAACTTCATGCCGTATTCCACCGAACCGGGGCCTTTTACCGCTTCATACGCAGGTAGCCCCATTGCGCGGAGATCAGCAACGCTCTTCGGCTCGGCGTTGTCGCAGATTGTCCTAATGTTGTTATATCCGCGCTGCTTAATCATGGTCGCGCTTTGCTCGTTGGATAATTTGTTTTGGTAAATCTCGTCCAGCAGATAGATGGTCTCTCGCGCCCGATCATAATGCAGCCGGATAAAAGCAAACGGGTCTGGGAACCAGCCGAAGTCCACCCCCTGATAGATGCGGTCGAAACTCTTGACTTCTTCATCGGTAATCTCCCGCAGTTCCAGCTTGTCAAACACATTGCCGCCCGTGCCGACCGGGATACCGAGATATTCGTGCTGATACGCGCGCTCGTCTGTCTCTTTGAGGTGTTCCGCTTCTGCAAGAAACTGTTCTCCCAGCCACTCGGGCGGTGCTTGCAGATACGTGGACTTATGACACAGCCGGTCAGCGCGTTCTTCCAAACTGTCCTTGTTTGCCCAGTTGTCACGCGAAATAGGCGGGTTGTAGCTTTCAAAGTTCCAGAACGCCGAGCCACCGCGCATGGTCGACTGCAAAATGTTTCGGATTTCCGCACGTCCGGCAAACTGGTCTTTTTCCTCAAAGTGCGTCACGGCAATATAGCCAAACGGCACCTTGATAGACTTGATCTTCATGGGGTCGTCAGCGCCGCGAAACATGATCTTTTGGCCTGTCGGCTTGTAGATCAGCTCCATCGGCGATACCTTAGCTTCCCAATACGCCGCCATGCCCAGCTCACCGATTGCCCAGATATACTGTGCATAAACGCTATCGCGGATGGTGTTTGCCACCTTGCGCAGCACGAGCGCGTGCGTGCCGGGATTGTTTATCAGCAGCAGGGGGACAAGTACAGACACTGTGGACGACTTCAGCGAACCGCGCCCACCGCTGAAATCGTAGTGCGTGTGGCCGTGGTGGAACACGTCATGTGCCACGTCGTAGAATGCAGAGCCGATTTTTTCAGACAGGCGAATGTCAGACATCAATAACCACCTTGACGGAATCCGTTCTTGTTTTTGTCTCGTTCACTTCCCGCCAACCAAAATTGCAGCCAAGCGAGAATTTTGCGCCGTTCGCACCGTCTTTGTCGTAGAGCCGAGATTCGGCATATTCTTCACATCTGGACTTTGCGCGCGTAACCGTGTCCGCAAACTCCGGCCTTGCTTGATAATCCAGCAGCGCTTGTCTCCCTGTGAATCCAAGCGCCAATGCAAGCCCCGTGATTGTCGGCGGCTTTGCGTTGATGATGATCGGCACTCCGTACTTATCGCGCACGGCACAGCCGTCATCTCCGATAAACGGTTCACCTTCGCACTCTTTGAAGTAAGCGTCAATGGCCTCCCGCATTGCCTTTACGCTTTTCCATTTTCTTGGCGCTCCACCCGCCATACGCTCACTCCCTTTCGTTTTGCTACCGGCCCCCGCCCCTTGGCCTTACATAGCAGACTTACCCGCCCAATTGGGCACTCCTACTATTTTTGGGAACGGGCGGCTGGAGTCGAACCAGCACATACGGGAGTCAAAGTCCCGTGCCTTACCTTTTGGCTACACCCGCATAAAAACAGACACCCGCGAGATATCCCGTGAGTGTCTGCATGCCGGTAACGCTCTTGCGAGGCCGCTTGCGCGGAGGCACCCATTACCGGCTGTGCCTTAACCTATGGAGGAAAGAAAGAGGAGAAAAATGAAATTTCGGGTTGTGGGCTGACTGGTTCCACTCTCCGATGATACTATTTTAGCACGTTTTTATGTGCCTAATGGGCCAACTTTTAGGAAACCAGGCCCAAATAATCCGCTACGTGCCACAAAAATGCAGCTTTGCGGCGCTTCATGGTTCTCTCGCTGAATCCGCATCCGTCCATGATTCTAAGCGGGTATCTGTCCCGGTTCTCGCAATTCCGCATGATCACCCATACCAGCTTGCGCCGCACGTTCTCGTTGGCAATGTCCCTGCCTACGTTGTCCATTGCGTATTCCACGGCCCGCATTTTCTTCGTCTCCGGCCAGTTCTCTATGGTTGCCAGCCGTTCCGCCTTGCGTTCGGCTATCCTGCTGTTACCGAGGCTGTGTGGCATGCCGGACATGGCATAGGCCGACGACTCCAACACTTCTTCCCGGGCCGCATTGTACGCGCGGACCCGGCGAGGATAGCCCCTGACGTAGGCGATGCACTCCATGCGGATATCGTAGGGGAGCGAGTATTTGTTGCTCATCGTACCTCCTATTCCAGCGCCGTCTCAACGCCGTACTCTTTGAGCATCTGCCGGATATCTGCCCAAGTAACATACCCTTCTGCCACGCACTGAGCGGCGTGGTTCAATTCACCGGCAAGCTGCTGCACATCGTCCATCGGCGCGTCGTGCTTATCGATCAGGACATACAGCATCAGGTCTATGCCCCGGCTCAGGCCCTCCACAACACCGTTGCTGTAAGCTTTGTCTACGTCGGCCTGTGTGCGGGGGATTCTGCGGGGGTTAGTCTTGGGCATGGGAATCCTCCCTCCGTCTGCCATTCGCGCACCAGAAGTCCGGCGGCACAGGGCAATCCACGCACGGGCCGTAGGAGCATATCAGATCATCCACAGCGTAGTAGCTGTTCTCGCAATCTTTGCACCGCACCACTTCGACAAGCTGGCCGTCTTCAATTTTCTTTTGTAACGCAATAAATTCTCTTGTGGCGTACATCCTGCCCTTGGCTGCTTCGTGCGCCATGTCGGCCATCGGGCAAGGTTCATTACATGTGTCGCACTTCATCGTTTCCGACTCCTGAAAATAAGTTTGCATAGTTCGATGTCACATAGCACCCATAGTGCTATAGCGGCCAAATCTTCCCCGGACGCCACCCTTAAACCTTCCGCCGCGCCGACCAGCTCCGCGAGAACGGCAAGGACGTAGAAGCAAATCATTCGCTCATGCCTCCGTCCATCTTCGCGCCGCAATCCTCGCAGTATTTTTTGGTAGGCTTGTCCCAATTGCCTTCAGTGGTAATGACAAAGCCGCACACAGGGCAACACCACTCGTCCCCGCCAATATGCGCCCACCGTCCATGCACCACCGGCGCAACGTCGGCAGCGGGCAGCTTCTCAATATCTCGCACGAGGGCAACGCTCTCAGTCCGGACCTCTCCATCCACCAGAAAATAGTCCATGAAGCAAATCCTGTTGATTGCTTCGCGCTCGATGTATTCAGCCATTTTCAAAAATCCCCTCCCACACTTCTTCGTAACCAGTTTTTTCGTAGTCGATTTTCAGACGCTTTTCGCGGATCATGGCGTTCAGCGACCTGACACACGGACGTCCATACGTATTATCCTCACAGTAGTCACACATACTGCCAAAGCCACAGCTCCCAAAAGGGCTACCAGTATCTGCAAATTGCCGGTCGCTCCATCTCTGGAAACCATTTTCCCACTTCCGTTTAACTTTACCTGTGTTGTTACTTGATTGTTTCTCCGATGTGTCATATAACTGCATTTGGTCAGCCATCGTCGTCCTCCTGTTCTTCCTTCCCCTTGGATACAGCCGCGCCCTCGTTTTCTTCAACACAGCAATCTGTGCATACGCTCTCTCCGTTTGGCAAGCCGTAGCACTTTTCGCCCATTTCGATGCGTTTTCCGCAGAATGCGCACAAATTCCATAGCCGACTCATTTCATCGCCTCCAATGCTTTCTCCGCCTCCTCGCGGGTGAGGAATACGGACTTGCCGATTTCATTTCCTCTACGACCTTAACGGCTCTTTTGGGGTTTTCAAACATCCACAAATAGCATTCGCTCATCACCGGTTTTTCTTTATCCACGCGGCATCCTTCGCAATTCGGCGAAAACGAATTACACATTCTTGCTCTTTCCTGCAAAAACTTCACAGCATCCATCACATTTCCCTCCATCTGCACCCGTAACAGGCGCCCTCGTGTGCGTATTTGTACTTCCCGCAGTATTGGCATAGCTCGTTGATAAGTGCTTTCCGGTCTGCTGCCAGATTCTCGTTTGCGGCCATCAGCCCATTGTTGGAAGCGTCCAGCTGGTCATATCCGTTGTAAAATTTTTTGATTTCATTTCGCGCGTCCGCCAGCTCTGCGCTCATCTTCTCGATCTGCGCATCCCGCCGCAGAACGGTATCCCGTAGGGCGGCGTTGGCCTGCAACAGTGCCTCGATGTGCCGCTGCTGGTTCTCGATCAGATCAGCGGCAGCGTCATTCTTCTTTTTGATACAATCCTCAAATGCACCATTCGGCTTAAAAAAGGCACAAACTCCCTTAGAGCAGTCCACACCATAGCGTGGGCATTGCCGCAGCGCGGTCACGATCTCATCTCTTGTCATGTCATTCCTCCTCGCCAAATGGCGATCATACTGGGAAACGGTGCCGTTCCCATCGGCTTTCCGTCCAGCTCGAATTTCAGCCGCCCGCGCAGAAAACGTATCTCTGCCTTACCCAGAATGTAGTCGTGAAAACTGGCACGGTCAGTCCGCGCCGGAATCAGCAGCACCACTGTTGTCCCCGGCTTCTGTCCCTCCCGGCAGCACTTCTCCGTCCACAGTCCGGTTTCCTTGCTTCCGTAGGGCGGGTTACAAAACACTGTTTCACCCCCCCAATTTTGCCGCAAACCATCATCGTTTTGCGTGAAATACCGCGCACACTTGTGGTTTTCGTCACTGGCGGCGGCGTCCAGCGTGAAGTGGAACTCAGCATCCAGCTCATCAAACAGCTTTTGCGGCGTTTCCCAGAAATTCTTTTCGCTGGAAAACATAACTTCTCCATTCATCTCCTAATCTCCAAACACCACGCCGCACTCATCCTTCAGCACGTCCTTGATGTGCTTCCGCTTGATGCGGCCTTCGTTGATCTCCTGTGTGATCTTTTCCAGACACTCGTACAGATACGCGATGCTGTGCGTGTCCCGGCTGTCAGGCGTCTCCTCCTGGACGTGCCAGCCGCACTTGTCGATCAGTGCCATTGCCACCATGTCCATGCACTCCTGCGTACCTCTGCGCTTGCCGTCCAGAAAAATCCGGTCGTCCCGGCTCAAATGCTGCTTGCCCACGTCACCACAACCTTTCCTGCGCCGTATGCTCCGCGAACCGCTGCTCTTGCAGCCGGAAGTATGCCGGATCGATCTCGCATCCAACAAACTCAAAGCCGAGGTTATAGGCCGCTATCCTGCTGCTTCCACTGCCCAAGTGCGTGTCCAGTATGCGCCAACCTTCTTTCGCATACTTCTGCAGCAGCCATTCATACAGCGCCACCGGTTTCTGCGTTGGATGGATGCGCACCTCATTCAGTGCCTTGTTTCCTTGCTGAACTGTGCCGTCCGTGATACTTTTCCCCTGAAACATTCCGTTCCACATATAACGAAAGATGCGAACGCTATCGTGGAAGTTTGTCGCCGCGATCTCGCAGTCTGAAAAAGAACTGTTGTCGTTGCACTTGTCCCAAACGATGCGCCCCGGTGGGAAAATGACACCAAAGTAATTACACCCCCATACAATATACTTTTTCGCCACGCGCACAAGCTGCGAAAAGTAGTCTGTTCCCGGAATGTCCCACTTCGGTGAAATTAGATAGTCACGGTGTACGCCGATGGGACTGACCTTGTTGCCGTAATACCCTCTGCGTTCCGGGCCGGAGAAGTACGGCGGATCTACAATGGCGAGATCAAATGCCTTGTCCGGCAGCGTCCGCATATACTCCATACAGTCAGCGTTTATCGCAATCTGCTTGCCCATCTCAATACCTCACTCCGATGTAGTCCAGCACCCGCGCATAACCGAGGCCGTCTTTTGTGGGCTTCCACAGTCCGTCCGTGTCAAACGCCCCGCCGCCGATGCAAAAGTCGTAGTGCTTCGGGTGCGTGTGCTTCATGCGCTCAAAACGGTTTTCGCCCTTTTCAAGGTGCGCCCCGAAACCGCAGAACATGCACCCCGTGCGTTGGCAGCCCGTGCAGTGCAGCGGGCAGTCCACCAGCGTCGCATCGTAGTCGTTCTCGCCGTCGCTGGCTACGATGTCGCCGTACACGCTGGCGTAGGGTAGCCCACGCTCCACGATAAACCGCAGCACATCCTGCTCCGTCCAGAAGATCATGGGCTTTCCCATTGGCCGCTTGCCCTCAAAGGCGTTGCAGCCGGTCGCTGTCCATCTTTGCATCCGCAAAAGACTTTCCTCCGCCATTGTTGCCGTCGTGGGTTTGACATCTGCTCGGTGCTCATAGCTCTTTGCCGGGGACTTTTTCATAATTCCACAACACTTTTCGGATATGAGGAATGGAGCCGAAAGCAAATACTCCCACTTTTCGCAGTTGTACATACTCTTTTCGCCATCTGAACGCAAGACTTCCCCACGCAAGAGTTTCATGCTACGACTTTCTGGTGATCGCCGCGCAGTTTCAATTCTGTGAGCCACTTCCTTTCCTACGATGCTGTACCCGTACTTCGTCACGACCTGCCGAATGTTCATCTTCGGGCGCAGACGGTGTAGGTTGACGGTCACGCGTGGAAACTCCCTCCGCAGCCAATCCGCGTACTCATTCACGAACTTCTGTATCTCTGGATATTCCAGCCCCGTGTTCACAAACACCAAGTTCAGTTCCCACGGCGGTGTCCTGAAACTCGACAGGTAACGCGCCGCCAAGTATGCCAGCACCGTGCTGTCCTTTCCGCCGGAGAAACTGACATAGCACTGTCCGCCCCATGCGGTGTACCATTCGTCCAGCTTTTCGTAGGTCAGTATCTCCTTGTCCTGCACGTCCAGCGCCATCAGTTTTCTTGCCGCTTCATTCGTCAGCGGCTGATTTGGTGGCAACATCACTCGCCCTCCTCCAATCTCACAACCTCGTAGCAGCCGAATCTGCCGCCGTTGCGGATTGCCTTCCAAATCGCAAAACGAACATTCTGATGCTTCCGCCCGGACAGCTGCGCCAACTCCGCCGTGGTCGTACCCCACCATCGGGGCAGGCGGTACTTGTCCCGCGTCACGATCATGTACACCGTCATCCTCACACCTCCCGGATGGCGTATCCGTACCGGTTACGGAACAGCTTTGCTTTCATGGCGTACTCCCGCGTCCTCATCCCTTTCACGTCCTCCACTACCGGCAGCCAGTACCGCTGGCCGTAGCTGTCAGGAGCCGCTCTGCGCTCGTACACGAAGTCCGCAACGTAGTCGATACTTTTCACGCGGTCGCCCTCAAATGTCGTGTACGCCTCTTGCAAGCAGTACCGCACCTGCAATTTTAGCCCCCGTATCTCCCCGGCATTTTGCAGCAGCAACAAAGCGTCATAGCGCTCCGCCTCCTTCTTGCTGTCGAAAGTCAGCTTGCCGCGCCGCGTCTTCTGCGCCTTGTACTTTCCGGGCTTGCGCATCTTCTCCATGACCTGCTTCTGCGCCGCAGGACTAAGCCGCGCCAGGTCGTCACTCTTTAAGCCCATCCTCTAATCCTCTTTTCTCCAACCCTCGTTTGTTCATCTCAACCTCCAGTTTTTTCCGCTGCCCGTCACGCTCATGGTAAAGCCCTTCGCGCGCTCCGCAATGCGGGATCCTATCGCCTCGTCCCAGTCCAATATCTGTCCTATCGTCCGCTCGGAACTGATGATCGTGGCACACTCCGGCTTTATGTATCGTGCGTTGAGTATTTCAAAGGCAATGTTCCGGTCAGCCTCCGTCACGTTTCCCTTGAGAAAGTCGTCGATGTAAAGCACACGGATAGTTTTCAGCCTTCCCACGGCATCTGCGTACAGCTCCGCATCGTTTACCTTCGCCTTGATGGATGGAATGTCCGACCGCCACTGCATATACCGTACCGACAAGCCTGCCTCCATCAGCTTCCCGCAGATCGCCGTGCACAGGTGCGTTTTTCCGCTGCCGGGGTTCCCACCGGCATAAAACCACTTCCCGCGCCAATCCGTGATATACGCCTCGGCCATCTGCTTTGCCTGCGTCTGCCACGGCTCCGCCGTCTGGTACGTCTCCAGCGTACAGCTCTCCAGCAGACCGGACAGTCCGCTACGCGCAATGCGCCGCTGGTTGTCCTTGCGTATCTGGCAAGGGCAGATACGGGTCATAAGCTCCCCGGTTGCGCTGCGTGTGGCCGTATAGCCCCTGTCCTCGCAGTCTGGGCACTCAAAGTACGACTTCTCCGGGGATATTCCATTTTTTCGCAGGTTCTCCAGCACCGCCGTTATGTCCATCGCCGTGTTCCTCCTTCCACCTCGTCTCCCAATTCCGCACGGCGGCTTTCCAGTCCTTCATGCGGTTTTTGCCTACCATCCACCCCTTCTGCTCGTAGAAGGCGACAAAGTGATCTGCGTTGACGTGATAGCCCTGCGCCTGAACATAGGCGGATACATCATCAGCGGATGGCGGTGTGAAGCGCTTCGCGCGCGTATCACTCACACCGTTAGGTGGGAGTGTATTATCTTTGGTTTTGTCTTTGGTTTTGTCTTTGGTTTGGTACGTTTCGTATACGGTCGTATTCGATCGTATACCATCGTATACGGTCGTACCCTCGCGACGTGCATATCGCTTTTCGATGTTGCGCTGATTCTTTGCGCATCTCTCGTCATACGCCGCTTTTGCCCTACTTACATCGTCCGCAATAAAATCAAATGCGATCGACTCCCGTCCCGTAAGTTCCTCCGTCTCTCCGGTCTCGCCATATTTCAGCAAAGCCCGTACAAGCCGACCTACCTCTTGATCTGAGAGTTTCTCTAATTTCTTGCGATAACTGTAATAAAAGGGAATGTACTCAAGAGCCACTATGCACCGCCTCTCACTCCTTCGGCGATACGCCTATTCCCCATTCTTTTCCTCCTGCCTCTCGTACTCGTCCGTCAGGTGCCGTGCGATGGTGCAATGCTCCCACGTCCCAGCACAGAATTGACTCATGAAGCGGGATGCCGCGCCGCCCGTCTCAAAGCTGACGCGGCTACCTCCCTCGCAGCAGACCCGCCGTTTCTCGCTGCTGGTAAACTATGGGCAGGTGTACCGCTTGTGCCAGTAATCCATGCCGCTCTACCTCCTATCAAAACGGAAAATCGTCGTCCGCGTTGAAGTCCTCGTCCACCTCCACAAACTGTCCGCCCGCGTATTTCTTGGCGCCGCCAAAGTAAATGTTGTCCGCCAGCACCTCGGCGTTCCGGCGCTTATTGCCGTCCTTGTCCGTCCAGTCCCGCAGTTGCAAGCGGCCCTCCACCACGGCCATGCGCCCCTTGGAGAAATACTTGGACACAAACTCGGCGGTGGTGCGCCATGCAACCACGTCAATAAAATCCGTGTCCTTAGTGCCGTCCGCGTTCTTAAAGTCCCGGTCTACCGCCAGTGTAAAGCTGGTGACGGCTGTACCGTTCTGTGTCCTGCGCAGCTCCGGATCGCGTGTCAACCGGCCCATGATGAAAATCTTGTTCAGCATCTCTTATCTCCTCTCATAAATAGCTTTTCCCAAATTCGCGGCGAAAGTCCGCCTCCGTCCATCTCTGCTCCTCCATCGCCTTGAGCTGCCCGTACCGTCTCAAACGGCGCATCTGGTCGCCGTTCTTGTGTACCGCGCCGCGCCCGTTCCGGTGGCAGCGATTGCCGCACAGATACACCACAAGGCCGTACTTCTCGCTTTTCTTCCGATTCGCGCCGCCAAAAATGTGGTGACGCTCCAGCGGGTCACCGGAGTCATTCCGGCCGCACAAAAAGCATCTTTTGTCGTTCATGCGCTAACCTCTCCACACCGGCTAACGAGGGCATCCAGTTCTCGCGGCGGCAGGGTCTCAACGCCCTGCGCCTTGCATTCCTGGATGATGATCTCGATCAGTCGGCTCATCTGGGCGGTATCGTAGTCGCTGGACCCTATATATGTCCGAATATTGTGATATCCGGGGATAGAGCGGCATGGCCCCAGGTCCTCCGTAAAGCGCCCGATGTGCCCGGCACACCAAATACGGTTCCAGTACTCAATCCGGTCCTCTTTCACCGGGATCACGTCGTAGTTGTCGCCCACGTCCCGGATGCAGTCCCGGTAAACGTTGTCCGGCGTGACTGGTGCTTCCTTAGTGCTCAGCACCGCCGCCAGCTTTCCAATCAGCGTCCAAGCGTATGCATTGGCGTCCAGACTCCGCTTTTTACGGTATTCCTTGATCTCCACGGCGTACTTCCGCGGTTTCATTTCTCCGACGAACTTGGCGGCGTCCCGGCGGGGGATGGAGAGGCAGAGATAGGTGTCCTCTCCATCCACGATCACCTTGGCCCGCTCAAAAACGGCCTTCATGGCTTAAAAGCCCTCCGGCTCTTCCGTCGGCTGCGGAGCCTCCGGCGCTGAGGATGCGAAATCTTCCGCTCTGGGTTCGATTGCCTGCTGCGGAGCATCCATGTCCACCGGAGCGGACGCCAGATCGCTCACGTCAATATTCATCTCCGTGGGGTCATACATGCCCTCCAAGTCCTCGGGGAAGGCCTCACGCAAGGCCTGGACCAACGCCACCTTGCGGATCATGGTGGCCGGTTTCTTGGTCCACTGTTCGTTGACCTCTCCGGTTTTCTTCAGACCGACGTATTCTTCAAATGCCACAGAAATCTCGATGGGCTCCTGGTATCCGCGGACGAAAACCTTGGCCCAGCCGCCCACCAGCTCCTCGCCTTTCAAGACGATGGCGCCGATCCGGTTCTCCATGACTCCGGTTTCTGTGTTTTGAACCACCACTCCCGCCTGCTGCCCGCAAAATGCGGTGTTCCGCATGGCCCGCTTCGTGATGGCATCCTTGCCCACCACAATGGTGGCCGGGCTGTTCCCGTACTTAATCAGGTAAGCCTCCCGCAGGAACGGGTTCAAATGCTGGAACCGGCAGAGGTTCAGGAACATCACGATCTCCTGGTCCGTCACGGCGCCGTTTCCGTTCACCAGATACTTCCGGATGATATTCGGGGAGAGCCTGACGACCTCCTCACCGCACTTAAAATCCACAACCTTGTCGTTGGCTGTCTTTTTCGTCGCTGCAATGCTGTTATTCAATGCCATGGTATTCTCCTCCTCAAATCTTCGTGTATTGGATGCCGTTGCTGGAAAGGAACTGCTTCAGCGCCGTTGCCTGTGGTTGTGTCAGATGGAATTCCAGCCGCAGCAGGTACAGCTTTTCCTGAACCCGGGGCTGCTCCACAATTTTTTCGTTATCCACTGCCATGGATGCCTCCCGCTTTTTGGCGGCCTCTGCGGCATCCTGAAGGGCCTTCTTGTGGCGCAACGCTGCGCCGATGTCCAGCGTCTCCATGTACTTTGCCCGGACGGCGGTGGAAAACTCCGGTTCGATGGTGTCCAGCACGGTCAGATCGTCGTCGATCTTATCCGCCAGGTTTCCGATGGCCTCGCCCACGGCCTCAATCTTGAATGTGGTATTCAGCCATCGCTGGTCAAAAATACGATCCAAAGGCATGATGGCTTTGATCTCGTCCGGCACAATCTCGTCGTAAACAGTTTCAATGGCCTTCCGCTTCTCCTCCCGGCGCTGTTCCTCGAAAACCTTTAGCTGCCCGTCGATGGCGGCCACCGGGGCGTCGATCATGGCCACCAGCTCCTTGACCTTGGCCTCAAAATCGGTGTAGGGCGCCATGCACTCCTTCTTGATCTCCTTGCGCTTGGACTCCACGGCCTCCCGCAGTTTGTTCAGTTTGGCCTTTTCGGCCTTGCCCTCCTTGATGGTGTCCTCCGTGACCACCAGGTTGTTGTAATAGTCCAGCTTCTCAGCCAGCTCCGCCTTCAGCTCCTCAAAGTTGAAGCCGATTTCCTTCGGCAGTGCGGTGGTCAAATCCGTGCTCATGATAAATTCCATGGTCTTTTCTCCTTTTCTCGTTAAATCTCCGGGAGCTTCAGGTTTGGGCGCTTTTTTGCTTCCACAGAACGCCAAAATCTGATTCCCTCCGCCTTGGTGCTTTGGATATCGTCCAAAACCTCTTCCCGCTCGATCAGATACTCCCTGGTGTCCTTCCGGTGATTCCCCTCCCGGTCGGTCCACTTGATCTGCGCCAGCAGCCATACAAATTCCCATCCGGCGGCGATCATCTGCCAGATGACTTGGCAGTAATACTGGTCCGGGATGCGGCCATTCCAATGGTCCCACTGCCCGGGGTTCTTGATCTCCGTTGTCTTGATCTCCATCCCGCCATGGCGGCCCGTCTCCCGCTCCGTCAGCTCTCCGTCCGGGGTGCAGAAGATGAACGGGTACTCACTGTTGCGGATGATCTTGTATGGGCTGTCGTATGTAACCTCCATCTCAGGATGGTCCAAGGAGAACAGCGCCCGCAGGTGCGGCTCCGCGTCATGCCCATACTGGACGAATGGCTTCCCGGAAATATCCTCCGGCTCCCGGAGCCCGGTTTTTTCCAGCCAAAGCTCTTCATTGCTTTTCCAGTTGCTCATCCCCAGCATGGCCCCGGCGTCGGATGCGCCGATGCCGTACTTCCGCTCTTCTTTCCATGCTTCAAGGGTCTCCGGAAGGACAATGATGCTCATTCCTCGTCCTCCTCCATATACCGGTCGCCCCGCCGCTTTCAGCACGTCCCGCATCGTCTTTCCCTCCCGTTATTTACTTCCCCGGCCTGTCCAGTTTGTCCAGCAGCCGCATAAACAGATAACTCACCGTAGCCGCGCCGATATACGTCAGCGCCCATGCAAACACGCTCATTTCGCACCTCCGCTATCCTTTCCGTTCGGCACGAGGCCGACGAACTCAAGCCCTCTGCCGCGGGCGTAAATCTCGCCCATGATCGTCCCCAGCTTTACAGGGTCAGGGGGCGTGACCCAAATGATTTTGTACTCTGGCTTTTTTCTCATTGCCTTTTCCTTTCTCTCGTGCTACAATAAGCACGGACACAATATCTTGTGGTAAGATTTGTCCCACCCGCCCCGCTCGATGCTGCAACATTGGGCGGGGCATTTTTTACTGCCCATCGCTGGATTTTAGCAGCGCGTCCACGGTAACGCCGTAGTGCTTTGCCAGCTTCTTGACTTGGCGCGGATGCGGGTGGCACACGCTCTCTTTCCAGTTTTTGATCGACGTCTGCGATACGTCGATTTCTTTTGCAAGACGATAATTCGTCTCGCCGCGCTCGGCTTGCAGCCGAGCAAGGTTTTCAGGAAAACTCAATTTATCCTCTCCTTTCATTGCTGTTGTGCACCTCCTCCGCTCTGTGGTAAAATGGAGTACAGAAAGGAGGTGATCTCATGGATCCTATTAAGCGTTACGCGCTTGACATCGCAAAAGAAATCGTTGTCGCCAAAATGTCAAACTCTACCATTCACCCCAACAAAGAAAACGGAGTGCAAGTCGCTGATTTCTTCGAAGAAATCTATAAGCGCGTCTTAGCTTTATCCAAGTCGGAAAACTAACCACGTTCCAGATTCACCACCACCTGCGCGGCTGCTGCAAGGGCCTGCATCCCTTCTGCGGTCGCGCAGCCGTGTTCAGCCCACTTCTCAATAGCATTGAGCAACGTGTCCTCAAGGCGCTTTTCAGTCTCGGTCAATTTTTTCACCTCCAAAATTAGAGTATTCTATTGACAAATTGGAGCATTGGTGGTACTCTAAGTTTGCGACAACTATATGTTTCTCACCAGCCCGATTTGCCGGGGTGGTCAGGTTTCTTATTGCCTATCCACGAAAAAGATTATACTTTAAGTTGAAGCATAAGTCAATATATGTTGAAGTATTATTGTGACGAAGTTGAAGGGATATTTTTATGAGCTTTGCACAAAACTTGAAGTATATAAAAGAAAAAGAGAATCTAACCAACTACCGACTTGCAAAACTTTTCGGTTGCAGTCAGTCGTCTCTTATTAACTGGCTTGATAACGGTGTTGTTCCGCACCCAAAGACCCGCCAGAAGATCGCCGACCATTTCGGCATCACCCTTGCCGAGCTGGACGGAGACGAGCTTCCCGTCCTGCCGGAAAAAGGCGCAAAAGAAAGCACCCTCGATCCGAAGACCGAGGGCGAGGGCTTAAGCGCAGCAAAGAAAGCGCTATTGGTAGCTATTGATGATTTGTCCGACGCTCAGTGTGAAAAGCTCCTTCCGATTGTATTGAGCGCAAAACAAGTACTATGAGTAATGTTTTTATTCCAACTAATCCGCATGATAAGATATTGACCGATGCAGAGCGGCAAAAGTGGGAAAGCGATCTTGATAACAAGAAAGATGACTTCCCGTATATAGCTTTGACAAAGGCGCAGCTAAAGCTTTTAAAGCAAGCGCGAACCGATGCCGTATTGATAACCGCGCATAATGAAAATGATGCTGATGTACTCTGCGATCATAGATTTGCATATTGCCTTGTAAATGGCGAAAAGCGAGGGCTTATTGCTCGCCAAAGAGGGGCTAATTATCTTGCATATGCGCAGAAAGAAAACTCCCAAGCGTGGTCTATAACGGCGAGGGATTGCCTCGTTGCTGCAATAGGTGCTGTTTTCGGGTTTCTGCTGAATTGCTTGTTCTCTGGTTAATTATATTGCCACTGAATGTTCAGCGCTTCTCGGATAGCTTCAGCTTTTTCGGGGGTAATGTCTGTCGGCTCGTAGTCTTTGCAGGGATTGTCTTTCCCGCAGCCAAGAACGTACCAACCACCCCAAGTAGTATAGCGGACCACAACATGCTTGCACCCAGAGCACGCGATGCTTTTGCATTTCGGAAGCGCCGCTTTGTCAATGATGGCAGATCGGCGGTTGTATTCTCGCTCCGCTTCCTGCGCCTCTGCAAGCTGCAATTTAAGTTTGCGGTTTTCTTCCCGCAGATTATTTAATTCTCTTCTTGCAATAAACATTCTAGCCTCCATAAAACATATTCCGCCTGGCTGTCAGTAAGTGATAGCACCTCAGATTTTAGGCGTTCTCTAATAATAATAGCATGGTTTTCTTCTTCGCACAACATTTTGTGTCCCTCCAAATAATTGATAGTAACGGGGCTATGTGTCGATTATTGCACAAAAGTGCGGGAGAAAATACAAAAATAAAAGGTGGTATGCCAAATGTCGAAAAGCAAAATCCCCGGCCTGTCCTTTAGCTGGAAACGTGCGCTCGGAATCACAAAGATGAAAAGAAAAATTTCAAAAGCAACTGGGATTCCCACGACCAAAGCGGGGCGGCAAAGAAAACTTGGCAAACTCCTTGGTATGAAGTAAGAGAAAAGCCCCCGCCGTCTCCGCAACAACGGCGGGGGCTCTGTGCAGACAGCACGGAGCGGTTGCCGCTGCATGATTTGACCATACTCCGCTTTGCTTAACTATTTCAACGCCAAAACCTTGCAATAAGACAGCGCTCGACGAGGTTCGGCAAGCCCTCATCTTGCGACTTCGCGGCGTGAAAATCGAAGAAATTAAGGTGGTATAAATGAACATCCAAGAGGTGTGCAAAATCCGCAAAGAAGAATTGAAACTGACCTATCAGGAAATTTCAGACACTTCCGGCGTGCCGCTGTCCACCGTGCAGAACTTCTTTTCAAAGTTTTCCAAAGCCCCGTCTATTTACACCGTCGCGCCTATCTGCAAGGCGCTGGGAATATCGATTGATGAAGAGTTTGGAATTTCCGAGCGGTTGACAAGGAACGAGGAGACCTTGCAGGCGCGAAACGACGAGCTGGAGCGCCATGTTGACGCAAAGGCAGACATGATCGAGATTATGCGGCGCGGTGTGCATATCCGAAACGGCGTGATTTTCATTTTGTTTGTCGTGGTCGTATTGCTGACTGCCTGGTGCGTGTATGTAGACATCCATTGCCCAGATTACGGTTTTGGGAGGGGGATTTGATGAGGGTGGCTCTGTATATTCGCGTTTCAAGCGAAGAACAGGCACGTCACGGCCTGTCATTGCAAGAACAAAGGGACACACTGACAAGATATACCCAAGAACACAAGATGACCGTGGTAGGCATATATGAGGACGCGGGAATATCCGCGCGAAAGCCGTATAAAAAGCGTCCGGCGCTCCTGCGGCTGCTGGGTGATTGCAAAGCGGGGAAAATAGACACGATCCTATTTATTAAGCTAGACCGCTGGTTTCGCAATGTCGCGGGGTATTACGATGTACAAACGCAGCTTGACCAGTACGGCGTAACATGGCAAGCGACGGAAGAAGATTATGAAACGCGGACGGCATCAGGGCGTTTGAAAGTCAATATCATGTTGTCAGTCGCGCAAGATGAGGCCGACCGCACAAGCGAACGGATCAAATTTATCAATGATGGGAAACGGGCAAAAGGGCAACCGGCAGGCTCAAAAGCACCGTTAGGTTATGCCATCAAGGACAGGCAATACCAGATTGATAACGGCACGGTAGATGCGGCGCGAGATATGTTTGCCGCGTTTATCCGGCTAAAAAGCGTCCTTGCCGTAAAGCGATATATGCTTGATACATGGGGAATTGACCGGGCTTATAACAAGTATGTAAACTATTTCCGGAACCGTCTTTACATCGGGGAGGTGTACGGCATCGAAAATGCCTGTCCCGCGCTGGTGAGCAAACAGGACTTTGACCTTGTAAATGATATTATTCGCCAGCGGTCACAACGCTGTGCGGGAGTTGGCACGGATCGCGTGTATCTGTTTTCCGGGATATTGCGCTGCAAAGAGTGCGGGAAAACGATGCAATCGGAAACCGTAAAAAAAACATATACATACTACCGATGCCGGACGCGGATGCTTGACAACTCCGCTTGCCCGCATACAAAAAGGATCCGAGAAGATGCGCTGGAAGACTACCTACTACACGAGATGGAGGGAATCGCAGAACGGAACAATCGGTACTATAAAAAGGCAGATAAAAAGCCCACGCAAAGCGCGGACTCAATACGAAAGAAAATGGGCAAGCTAAAAACGCTATACCTAAACGATCTGATTGAGTTGGACGAATACAAGCGGGAGTATGCGAGCTTGAAAAAAGCACTTGAAGCTACGGAAGAAAGGCCAGAAATCAATTTGGACGCGCTAAAAAAGGAGCTGCAAGAATACGAAACCTATTCCCGCGATGAAAAAAAGGAATTTTGGACGCGCTTCATCAGGCGGATTGATGCAGACAACGATGGCGCGTTTTTCGTAACGCCCCGTTAGGCATATTTTACCTTCACGGA